TACTTCGTATAGCGTTAGGCACCATGCTTATCCATCATGGATATGAGAAACTAGAGAACATTGAAAACTTTGCGGATGCATTTGTACGACCATTGCATCTCCCATTCCCAATCGTCTCCTCATACTTCGCAGCATTTGCTGAGATTGTGGGGAGTTGGATGGTTATCTGTGGACTTGGCACTCGTCTGGGTGCCTTAGCAATCTTAGGTACAATATCATTCGCAATTTATCATGCTCTATTTACATCTGGATTTAACATCTATTTGTTAGAACTCTTAGTTCTTTATTGGGGAGGTGCAGCATGTATCGTTCTCAGTGGTCCAGGTAATTTCTCAATAGACCATCTCATAAAACGGAGACTCACAAATGATTAAATCACTATTCACTTTTATGTTTGCTGCTCTAATGTGGGTTCAAGTCCCACAGTGGAGTGACGACTGGTCTAAGTGTGCAGTAGATGTACCAGACACAGCATGTCATTGGTACATCACAGCACCCGATAGCACTATGGGTGAAGGATTTAGTTGGGCTAACTCCCCTTGGTTTAGTGTTGAGGGTCTCCGTGATATCGGAGAACTTCATAACACAGTGCAATCTCTCCAAGAAGCATGAATCTTTTTATAAACAAAGATTTGTGATATAATACATAAAATACAATCATTTGCATCATCATGTCATTCACGATTACACTCAAGACCACCGAAGGAGATCACGCTATCCAGTGTGAAGATGATCAATACATCCTTGATGCTGCTGAAGAAGCAGGTGTTGATATGAATTACTCATGTCGTGCCGGAGCTTGTTCATCATGTGCTGGTAAGATTGTAAGTGGAACTGTTGACCAAAGCGATCAATCTTTCTTGGATGATGATCAGATCGAAGCAGGTTTTCTACTTACTTGTGTATCCTATCCTACGTCTGATTGTGTGATTGAAACCGAAAAGGAAGAGGAACTTTATTGATGGAAATCTTAATGATTGCTCTCCTCGGTGGCGCTATTTTTGGCGCATACAAACTTACTCCTAAAAAATAATGTCTTGCAATCTTCGAGTTAAAATGTTGGATGCTCTGGTTGCTGATGCTAGTGGTAATATTGCCAAAGCAAAAGCAAACGTAGAAGTATACCTACACAATCCTGTTGGTATCGGTGAGCACCCAGATGTGCTAGGTGCTATTCAAGAACAATTAGATATCATTGCTCACGAAGAAGAGAGGATTGAAGTTATCGAAAAACACTTTAGTGATCATGAATAACTTTGAAGTCTTTTTATATTTCGTATGCTTTGCTGCTATTGGCGGGGCTGCATTTGCTATGATGTGGAGTAACATTCAATCTATTAATATAGAGATGAGGACTCCTCCCAAACCAAAGCATCCTGAAGCACCACAGGAAGGTGAAGAAGTTATGTATGTTGATCTCAATAGAGAAAAACTAGAGAAACTTTATGATAAAGAATAGGGGATGTTGTGGTGCTGGATGTCCAGATTGTCCATTCAGACCACCTCCTAGACCTTTACAAACAAACTAAAGAATGATATACTAGGGGTCTACGTACCTCTTTTTTTATGCACGGAAGTCTTGAACCAGAAGATCGAGTAATGGATTCTCCATCTCTTTATGAACAAGTTGCTCTTCTTGCTCAAAAATATGGGTGGGAAGAAGGTGACAACATTGTAGTTGAAATGGCAGGAACACAAGTTTCTGGTATCGATGTTGGTGAAGTTTACAACAAGAAATGGCAATCACCTATTGGTACTCGTAAGTATAACAAAGATGCATTTATTATCATCAGCAATCAATCACGCAGAGATTTGACTGGATCTAAACCTATGGACAGAGAACACAATCCTCAGCACCCATATACCCCTGTAGAAAAGCAAGACATTGTTGCCAAAAACTTAGATTGTAATCCTACAGTTCCATCTCAATCAAATCCTGAATAAAAGTAAGCACGCCCTTATACTAAATAAATTCATTTCCATAAAGTAATATGAAAGCAATAGTTTATTCTAGAGAAAATTGTCAATGGTGTGATCGTGTAAAATATCTTTTAGATCATTTGAATATTAGTTATATTGAATACTTATACGAAAAGGACTTCACAAAGTATCAATTTTATAATGAATTTGGGGTGGAGGCTACATTCCCTCAGGTCTCAATCGACAACAATTACATTGGTGGATGTAAGGAAACGCTAAATTACTTGAAGGAGCATCAACTAGTTTAATGGATACAGCATTTCACGAAGTTTACATCGACGTTGAAAAAGCAATCGATTACGCATTCAACGGACAATTTGTTTTAAAGTTCTATGATTATCTTAAAAGCAGAGATGTAAAGAAAACTCAAGTGGAAGAGTTTATCAGCAGTCCTACCACCAAGGAACTTAGTGATCTAGTGAGTGACCTTGATGAATACATCAAAGGTGGTGCAGATAATGATCATAAACAGCTCCGTGAGGGATATGGTCACATCCCCAAACCTCAAGCAAGAAAGATAAGAAATTATCTTCATGCAATTTTAGAAGATGCCGAGAGGTACAATTATGATAAAAGACGGGGAAGAAGAAAAAAGCAATCTAAATAAACAAAACCACGACATTAATCGTGGGTTTGAATTATTACTACGTAATAGGAGGAAGGAACCAGACGCACCCAAAACTTTTCAGGTAAAGTTCGGTAAGATGGTCTCTCTCTTCCGAAGAGAGATTGTATTACACCTGAACTTCTATCTGGACATCAGGAAGAAATAATCTCTGGAGTATAAAAATGTTAGCAGTAGCACTTACAATTGGAACTCTTGTTTCAATTATGTTCTTTTTTGTAGGAGGTGTGGTAGGATGGTTAGCAAGAGAAAACACCTGGGTAAATCAACCAATCTATACTCATCCAGAGATGTTTGACGAAAATGGAAATGTATTACCAGACGAAATTTTAGCAGTACGATTTGAAAACGATTATGAGCCCGACGAAGACAACGACAACGAGTAAGTCTAAAACCACTACAAGAAAGAGAGTGGCAAAACCAAAGACTACAAATACTCCCATCCCAGAACTTCCCTCTAATCCATTTGTTTTTGAAATACTTGATGTTGTTTCTAAGCAACGAACCAAGGCAAAGAAAGTGGAAACCCTTCAGAAGTATGAACACGATTCTCTCAAGGTTATCTTTGTATGGAACTTTGACGAATCTGTAGTCAGTCTTCTGCCTAAAGGTGAAGTCCCTTATGGTGATGTGAAAGACCAGAACGTTTACACTGGCACTCTCTCTGATAATCTTTCTAGAGAGGCAGCAGGTGGTGAGGCTGCCACGAAGCAGGACCTCCAAGGGCAGGGAAGAACTTCTCTCAGGAGAGAGTATCAAAACCTGTATCACTACGTTCAGGGAGGAAATAATACCCTCTCAACGATCCGTAGAGAAATGATGTTTATCAACCTTCTCGAAGGTCTTCATCCAAGAGAGGCAGAGGTTCTTTGTCTTGTTAAGGATGGTAGACTTTCTGAGCAATATAATATCACTCTGGACATTGTGAAAGAAGCATATCCAGGCATTCAGTGGGGAGGTCGTTCATAATGGCAAGTCAGTTAGGCGAAGCACCTCAAAAAATAGAGAACGAGGAAATGGAACAATCCAATCAAGAAAAAAAAGAAATTGTCGCATCTGATTATGATTGCCAAATTCTTCTTGAGAAGACGACTCTTGAATTAGCAAATGACAAATCATTCCCAACAGATGCTAGACTTATTTGGTACATTGTTGATGGTGTTGAATGCGTTGACCTTACTCGTTGTAATAAGGTATCAAAGATGTTTGACATGTATTATGACCGATACGGTAAAGGTTCTGTGAAGAGAATTGATTTTGGATATGGGTCAATCAATCCAAAACTCTGGGGAAACAAACCAAAGAAAGAAAAGAAAAGAAAATGAGTGACAAACTTCTTAAAGCACAAATAAATGCTCTAATCCGAGATGAAATTCAAGAAGTAATTAATGACTATGTTGATACCGAGGAGCAAGTAAAAACGAGTGGCCTTGGATTTGTTCCTAAGGAAGAAGACAAAGAACTTAAAGTCAATATCTCCAATGATGAAGTTAATAAACTCATCAAGGAGTATAAAAAAATAAAGAAGAGTGAGAAGTCAAATCTTTCTCAAATCAGAAAACTTGGATTGGTTGATAAGAATGGTAGACCATTGACTTGACACCCAACGTAAATAGTATTATGTTTTCAATCATGCATTATCAATATCATGTATAAACCGTATTCACCAGAGTGGCACCGCAAAAGGTATCTAAAAGAATCACTAGATTTATACTTTGACAATTACGTTGAAGTTGAAGTGATCTATGAAGATCTTATGAATATTATTAATGAAAGATCTGAAGATGCCTATGCAGAGTTTCAAAAGGCTACGGACTTAGAATCTAAACTCCGAAAAAAGTAACATGCTTTCTACTCAATACAGACTACGACTGGAATTTATCTGTAAGTGTATTGCTAATGGTGAAGCGGTAAAACTAGATGATATGATCTGGGCAGAAAAATTGGCAAAGAGTCATACTACAGCTAGAGACTGGTTACAAAAAGCACGCCGCCAAGCTGCTCAAGATATTGAGGAAGGTAGTACCGACGATTTTCTGAATAGGATGGGATTAGGAGACCCCGACCCATCCAATCACAAGAAGGGGTTTGATAGTGCTGACGATATTAAAGATTGGTTCTTGAGAGATAAACCCGATGACTGGAGACAACGTGATTGATTATGTCTGTGTCCAGACATGGGATCCCATCTTTGAATGTATGCGATATCATTGGGTTCATAAGTCTGAAAAGAATCCAGTGCAATTTGTAAAAAATCTGAACCCAGAGCAAAAAGTGCTATGAGTAGTAAGATGATGTTCTTGGTTGATACTGGTGATGGTAGATGTATTAGCCACGATGGATACATCCAACTTGGTAGTTTCTCTCA